ATTTGGTTTTGCTAAACTTGTTTATGCTTTCGATATAAAAGCATTTGCACTTAAAACAGCAGCATTCTTATTAGAAAAGAAAAAGTTTATATTAGATAAACTAGCTATACTTATGAACCCATTTGTTTTATTAGGTACTGCTATGTTAGGTCTCATAGCAATATTTGCCAACTTCGGCCCACAAATAAGAGAAGGTATATTAAATGTTATAACTTTCATATCTGATGGTGTAAAAGAAGCAGTAGGTAAATTAGGTGATTTTCTATATGATGGATTTGTAAATGTGATGAATGGTTTAATCAGTCTCATAAACATGATACCTGGTGTCAATATTGATTTGATGAAAACAACAGATGAACTGAAAAAAGAAGAAGAAAAAGCAAAATTATCAGAAGGTCAAAATCTAGTAGCAGCTGCAGTAGCACGAGGTGCTGTAGGTGGTGATTTAAGATTAGGTGGTGAATCAGTTATTGGTGGTGATGTTGGTAGTGCTTATATAAGAGATGTTAAAAATCAAAAAGACATGGTTGCTAGTAGAAGAACACAACAAGCAGACCTATTTCAACAAAGAGCTGCTGATATGGGCATGATACCACCTGTTGTAGTAACAAATGTTAATGACAATAAACAAATGAATACTCAAACAAATGCTGTTAGTGTTGCTTCAGGTCCTGTGGCAAATATTGATGATACTGTTTCTAAGTTATTGGGTGCAGGTTAATAAGGTTTAATACCTAATTCTATTTCAGTTACAATTTTAAATTCAATATTATTATCATCACAATAGTTTTTTGCAGCTTTCCATTTTGCTTGATTTGTAGCAAATGTAACACACTCTTTAACGAACTGTTTAGTTTTTCTTGAACGAGGTTTTGGTTTCATACATTGTGCTTTAGGTTTTATTTCTATCATCATCTTTTTACCATTAGATGTCTTAACAATAAAATCAGGAAAGTATCTATGTATTTTATTATCAACAGGGTTTTTATATGGTACAAACATTTCTTCACTTGCCCAAGCTACAATGTCGGGGTTTTTATCACAATAAATCATGAATCGCTTTTCCCACGAAGAACGATATTGTATATTCCTACTATCACCAACATATTTCTTAGGATTGTTAGGTTTGTATAATCCCTTATGAGGTGCTTTATAGGTTTTATTGCGTTTTGATGATATCATACTACTATTTATCGTATAAATATTATAAACAAATAGAGAGATAATATGGCATTTACATCTAAAATCAATAGTATAGTAAAAGCAGTGCAAAGTAATCTACCTGCCGGCATTGGTAGTCAGATAAGCAACTTTGCTTCATCAATCACAGGTCAAGTACAAAACAATAAGATAGCTGCTAAATTACTTAATAAATCACCATTAGAATTAGATTCAGCAACTCCTTCATCTCATATGAAAGAGAATCCATTTCAATATGGACAAGTACAATACCCACAAGAAGCTGGAAACATGGGTGATGGTCATTATGTTATATTTGATGTATTGACAGAACAACAATCGGCATTTAAGTATACAAAATTTGATGGCAATAATATAAAAAAATTAAGTGGTAAAGATTTATTTAGTGGCGACTTAGGTGCATTAGATTTAGCAAACCCAACAGCAAAATCTGTATTTGATTTAAAACAAACACAAGTTAATAAAAGAATAAGAAAACCAAATTCTGGTTTCACAAAAACATTTGATAGATACACAAACATATCAGATACAATACTTTTATATACACCAAAATCTTCATTGAACTTTCAATATGGTGTAGAATATGAAGGTGTAGAAACAGGCATGATAGGAATGGGTGTAAGAACTGCTCTTGAAACATCAGGTATATCTGAAGCTATGACTGCTGGATTAGGTGATTCAGTACTAGAAGCTGGTAAAAGATTAGCAGGTACAATTGGTGATTTAATTACAGGTGGAGCTTCTACAGCAGTACAACAACAAATAACAGGTACAGCAACCAACCCTATGTTAGAACAAACATTTAAATCTGTACCTTTTAGAAAGTTTCAGTTTGATTATCAATTTATTCCAAAAAATGTAAAAGAAAAAGATGATGTACATAAAATTATAAACTTATTTAAGTTTCATATGCACCCTGAATTTGCAGGTGGGTCAGAAGCTAGATTTATTGTGCCATCTAGATTTCAAATAATGTATATGTATAGGTCAAAAGAAAACACATATGTGCCTAGAGTATCGAGATGTGTGTTGACAAATATGGAAGTCAATTATGCAGCCGGCGATGAAGTACAATCATTTAAAGGTGATAGTCAAGGTGCTCCAATGTCAAACATCACCATGTCATTACAATTTAGTGAAACAGAAATTATGACTAAAGAAACAATAGCACAAGGATATTAAGATGTATTTTTCTACCTTTCCAACATCAGTCTATGACATCAAAGGTGATGGTAATAAAAAACTTGTAACAGATTTATTTCGTAGAGTAAAAGTTAGAGAAAAAGTATTAAATGAATTTTCATTATACGAATATTATCAGGTACCTAATGGCGAATCACCTGAAACTACAGCATATAAGCATTTTGGTAGTGCTGATTATCATTGGGTTATATTAATGACCAATAGTATTACAGATAGATATTACGACTGGCCACTATCAGACCAAGATTTTGAACTGTTTATTACAAACAAATATGCCAATCCAGATGGCATACATCATTACGAGATTACAAAATCAAGTGGTAAATTGACAGGTAATGGACCAGATGATTACTCACACAAAATAGAAGTAAATAGTACAGTAGCAGGTTCAGCTCCTGTATCTAATAGAGAATACGAACAACGACTACAAGACAAAAAAAGAAAGATAAGACTATTAAATCCACAATTCTTGGCAACATTTATAGAAGAATTTGAAACACTTCTAAATAGATAATATTATGTATGGAACAATTGACCGAAACAAGTTAGAATATCCAGGACACTTTACTATAGGTAAGATTTTTCTTACTTCATATAGAACACAAGTCTTAGATGTCCCTCAAAAAATTGATATCACCAATCTGGTTGGTGAAATAAACATTTACGAAAGTATCAAAAACAAAGTATTAACAGGCAATTTAATATTACTTGACGCTCAAGCTATACCTACACATTTACCTTTATCAGGGTTTGAACGAGTAGAATTTAAATTATTTACACCTGGTTGTTCACGAGGTTATGATTTTACTGCTAAATCAGGTCACCCAATGTACATCTACAATATCACTAGCAGAAGTGAACAGACAGCTAGAAGTCAGATGTATAAATTAAATTTCTGTAGTAAAGAAATGATATTAAATGAACAGACTAGAATAAGTCAGGCTTATAAAGGCGTAACAGAAAAAGGTATATTTGACATTGTTAGAACACATTTGAAAAGTAAGAAGGCATTATTTTTAGAAGAAACTAAAAGTAATCACCAATATGTAATACCAAGAATAAGACCATTCAAAGCAATAGATATGTTAAAAGAAGAATCATATAGTAGATTGCACAATACACCAGGTATGACATTCTATGAGGACGCTGATGGATTTCATTTTAGAAGTTATGAAAATATGTTAGCATTGACCCGAGACAAAGCAAGACCTGTTGTAGCTAAGTTTGCCGTAAAGCCTGCTAATGTGGGTGCAAAAAAAGATGTAATAGAACAAATGAAACAAGTATATGGTTTTAGTATAGATAAACAATTTGATACATTACAGAACTATAGAACAGGTATGTATGCCTCACGAGTAGTTACACATAATATGTTTAATAAAACCTTTTCAGAATTAGATTTTAATTATCAAGATGAATATGAACTATCACATCATACAGAACATGATGGACAAGGTGGCAAACAAGATAATAAATCATTAGCGCCTAGATTAAATTTTGGCAATGATAAGTATGTATCAGATTATCCAGAAGGTGTATTACATTTCTTATCAACAACAGAGAAGATGTTTAATGAATATGAACCAGCGCCACAAGAACTATTATTGCCTAGAAAGTTAAGCTATCATATGGCATTTGAAACACAAATATTATCTTTAGATGTGCCTGGTTTTACAGGTTTAAGTGTAGGTGATATGGTGGCATTTGACGCTCCATCTTATGAGCCTGCTAATGATACAAACCCATTAGACAGAGACCCATTTATGTCAGGTAGATATCTTGTTAAGTCAGTTAGACATAGATTCGACTTTGCAGAGAAGAAACACTTTACAAAGATGGAATGTATAAAAGATTCTTACATGAATCCATTACCACAAGAGACAATAGATACATTTACGACACAAGAATATGATGATTCAAAGGCAAATATCAAACAATACGACTTGGATGATTCTATTGTAGGTGTTGCAACAAGTAACCAAGAGAGTAAATTTAAATGAACGAGAACTTTTTAGGTTTTAATAATTTTATTTGGTTTATTGGGGTCGTAGAAGATAGAGAAGACCCACAAACACTTGGTAGAGTTAGAGTAAGAATATTAGGTACTCACACATCAGACAAGAACATATTGCCAACTGCCGACTTACCATGGGCTCAAGTAATACATCCTGTAACATCATCTGGCATATCAGGTCTAGGCAACTCCACATTCTTAGTAACAGGCTCATGGGTATTTGGATTCTTTAGAGATGGTGAAGCGAGGCAGGAACCTGTAGTGTTAGGCACAATGCCTGGTAAGTCAGTAGAGT